ATTCCACCTTTTTCTATTTCTTTTAAAATATCGGCGACTTCCTTTAAAACGTCGCCTTCTTCCGGGGTTTCAAAAGTATAATTTTCATTGTATCTTGTCCCTTCGATTATTATATTGTATTTCATTTTTCCACCTTTCCGCCCTGCTGGGCTTGTGATTCTGTTTTTTGTTCTCTCGTCTTTCGACATTGTTATAATAACACATCTTCTTACTAATTGCAATAGATAATTGCATTATTATTTTAAAATAATTGCAATTTATAATTGCTTTATAAGCTCGAATCCGTTTGACATATTGCAATATATATTGTATTATAGTATTGCAATTTATAATTGCATAAATATATTAAAAAAGGAAGATAAAAAAATGAAAACAGATAAGGAAATAGCTGAAAAGGCAAGAGAGCGCGCAAAAAAGCAAAACGAAGCCGCAAAAAATAATTGGGATTGCATTAGTTGCAGGCTTCCCAAAGGCACAAAAGACCGTATACAGGCATTAGGCTATACCGTAAACGGCTTTTTAAATGCCATTGTATTGGCAGAGCTGGAAAAACTGGAAGCGGAAGCACCGCAGGCGACACAGCCAGCACAGCCGGAAGCCGTAAAAGAAGAACAGCCGGAGCAGGCACAGCCAAAAGCAGACGCGCCGGAAGATGTGGCAGAATTAAATAATTGGTTGCACCAAATCCAAGAGGAAAACGAGCAAAAGCGCTTGCAAGAGGTCGCACGCAGGCAGGCGAACGTAGAAGCAGAAAACGGCTATGATTAATAAAATAGTTGCCGTTTAAAAAATTAAGTTATATAATACTATACAGAGCGGAACACGAACCGCCCAACAATTCAATATAGCACGTAAAAAAAGAGAACCGCGCCCCCTCGGCGGTTCTCTTTTTTTGCTTCTTTTTTTATTCTTCGGAGTTTCCCCAGCCGGAAAGCGTGCACGGATTCCCGTTGCCATCTTCCCACCCGCCTGTTATCGGGTCAATGCCGCTGTTAAGTTCGGAAGTGCAATTTTTATAGTCCGCGTAATCTCTGCAAACTATATAACCCAAAAATTCCCCGTTTAAATTTACGGAAAATATTTCCGAGCCGTCACCCTCTACAGATATCCCGTTTTCAAATTCCCAATAATCTGAACTGTAGTCGAATTTAAACATATTTCCCACCCTTGCGGCAGTGTCACCGCCCTTTCTTTTTTGATAATAGTATTATCGCACCCACTTAATATTTTATCAAGATAATTTTATCTAAAAATAGAATAATTTTATTGACTTTTTACTATATATAATGTACAATTTTTAACATATTAAAAGGAAAGGAGCACGCAAAATGATAAAATACAAAATAGACGTATTCGAGTTGTTAAAAGAGCGTGGATATAATCAAGCCCGAATCCAAAAAAACGGGCTTTTGTCGGGGCAGACAATGCAAAATATTAAGGCAGGAAAAAGCATTACGCTGGAAACGTTAAACCGAATATGCATAATGTGCCGTTGCCAGCCGTCCGACATAATAGAGGTTGTGCCGACAGACGCGGAAAAAATAAAATTTTTCTAGCAAAAGCGATTGACATTATTCTAAAATTAGAATACAATAAAGACAGATTAAAGGAAAGGACGCCCCACATAGGGGCGAGGGTACAGAAACATGAAAAAAATAATTTTTAAAGAGGACGAAAACAACACAATAATTATTACGGGGACGGCTTCCGAAGCTGAAGCCCTCTACAAACAGGCTTTAGCCAGTGGCGAAGCTTCGCCACTGGTAATTGAGCCAATGCCGAGATTTAACCCGGCGAAAATGTACGGCATCATGTTTTATGATGTCGAGGGGTTCGACTTCCCGCAATTTGAAGTTGTAACCGCGAACGGAATTGTCCGAATGTTGAACGATTCCGTCGAGGTATCGGAGTATGCCCCAGCATAAGGGGTGTACTGTAAATATTAATATAAGCCCTCTCCATTTTTTTTGGGGGCTATTACTTTAAGGAGGGACGAAAATGAAAAAACAAGAAATTAATTCCGGCTTTTTAATTTCCAAAATGGAAGAAGCCGCAGGAGTTGAAACGGAAAAATATTTTAACGAGCAATTCAAAAAAATTTTGTCTGAAAATATTGAAAATTTAGAAACCTTAGCAGAAGAGGAAGAGGAAGACGGCGAAATTGAAGCCGCAGCAGAAAACCGCAAACTAATAACACGGCTGCGGCATGAACTGCAATTTGATGTCGATTATGACACATTTGACAGTTTAATGTTGCAAATTACCGGGGGTATATCTTACGATTTGGACATCGTAGATGAATATATATATACCGAAGAAAAAAAAGCACATATAAAAAAATGTGCAAATAAATATATGGGAATAATTGCTGGATTCCCAGAAATCGCCGATTATGAAATTAGTTATTCAAATCGGAGCCAATCTATATATTTAGTAACGGATTTACCTGTTACTGATGATAATATAAATAAATTCATTGTTGATTGTTGCCACTGCGAAGTGACTTATACTGAACGATACACAACAAACACGGTTGAAATCCGCCTTTCGGACCACGATTTTGGCGGAAATATTAATTATTCATATTGGAAACCGTGTATTAATATTGTTATTAATTAGGGAGGACTGAAAATATGAAATTTAAAATAGCCGGGGTGCTGTGTTCCCGGCTATTTTTATGCCTTAATTAATCATTATATAACTATATATTGAATAAGTCAATGTTATCCCACTAAATATATAATTTAATAAAAATTTAATAAAATTTATAAATAATTCCGCTACTCGAGCGATACCCTATAGATACCCTATCCGCAGAAGAAAAAAGAGAAAAAAAGAACGAAAGAAAAACCAAAGAGAAAAGAAGCAAAAGAGAAAATAAAAAGAAAGATAGAATAAAAAGAGAAATAAAGAAGATATATTTTTAAATAAAATACACTGTATTTTTTATTTTTTAAGTAATTAGGGAATTAATTTAGTTTATATATATAATATAATACGCGCGGATTTATTTAAAATATATTCAAAAAAGCTATTGACAGTATAATTATTTTAGTGTATTGTGTAAGCACAGGTTGCAGAAATGCAAAAATGGAAATTGAATAGTAATTATTTTACCTACAAACGCGAGCCGCGGATTCATTCCAGCGACCAAAGAAACCCAAATAAAAATTGGGTTGAACAATGCAGTTTGTAGGTATTTTTTTTATTTTAAAATTTAAAAGTTGGGAGGTGTACAGAATTGGAGAAATTAGCAGGAGCAGAGCCAAGCTTAGAATCAATCAAAAATGATTTTGAGGAGTATTTAAAAGAGTTCTGCACTGAAAACAATATTAAAGACCAGTACGACATCTATCCGGCCATGTGGAATGCAGCACTTACATATATTTGCCAAAATACTTTTAAGGCTAATCCAAGTATTTTAGCAATGCCTAAAAATATAAATAATGCTTATAACTTAGAAGCTGTAGATTATATATTAGACATATATGCTTACGAATGTTTTATACATAATCAAGAGATTAGTGTTATTGGTTTTCATTTATTTTCGGGTATATCTTTAAATGCTATATATAATTTAAACAATAACAATAAAAGAGTTGTTGTGTATAAGGATTTAGAGGGTAATGTTATTAGTAATTTAACTGTAAGCAGATTAAAAGAGGGGGAATATACAAAAGAATTAAGTTCAAAAGGGAGTGACATTTTTAAAAAATTGAAATTATTTTCTGAGGAAAGTTTGACAGCTCTGATGAAAGACAGGCGAAACAATCCAATGAAGTACTTGCCCATACTGAATAGGCGCTTCGGTTGGAATCTGCCAGGAGTAAGCCGAGAAACATTCGGAAAGACTGCATTGACAGCGGCGGACCTCCCAAAATTGGGAACGGAATTGAACGAAAACAGCGCACAACTGCCACAGTTAGAAGCGTGCGAAACGTTAAACAATTCAGACACAATTTAAAAGTGCCGTATTTACTGGTGTTCAAGCTATTTTGATATGCTTAGAACTTCGCTAAACATGAGTTTAGCGAAATGTATAAAACAAATAGTCATAAACAGCAAACAAAACAGTAAATAATCAAACAATTAAATAACGGCAGATAATCGCCTGCAATGGTGATTTTGTTAGGGGGTGGGGGTTGAATAAAAACAGCCACCCAGCCCGACTAAGTACCAAAAATAATCTCAAAAATAAAAAGAGGTGCAGTATGGCAAAAGGTGTTCATGCAGTAGATAAGGATAAGTTTATTGAAGCCTATAATAAATGGGCAAGCGGCGAGGTAACGATAACAAAAGCAACGGAAATAGCCGGCATGAGTTATCCGACATTTCACAAATACGTAGGCATATTAATTACAGGCGGGAAATTTCCTGACGGGCTATTTAAGGATTAGGAGAGTGTGCATGAGAGTAGAGATTAAAGGCAATGTATATGGAATGTCACGCAAAGAGTACAAGCAGTTCCTTAAAATAGCAAGCAAAGCTATACCATGCGGCATTTATGCGGCTGAAAAGGGGAGCACTGCTATTATGCTGAATGAAAAATACGGCAGCATTGAAGATTTGAGAAAATCCGTGTCCGAATATAAATTGAAAGGGTTTAAGGTGTATTACAATGACAAGAATAACGATAAAAAAAGTTCTTAAAACTCTTAATAAAACACTTGATATGTTTATATTTGCATTAATTATTTCAGTTTTAATCGCTGGTCTTAGAATTATTTTAGAATTTTTATTTGGTGTAAAAATGACAGCAATCATTGTGTTTGCCTTAATGTTTATTTGTATTTTTATATTAAACTTTTTGAAAGGGTGATGTTCATGAAAAAAAAGAAACTTTGCGGATTAGTTATGTGCTTTTTACTCTGCACGGCATTGGTTGGTTGCAGTGTATCTGAAATTGAAACTACTGATAATGCAAGCATAACAGAAATTCGCAATCCGAGCATTTATGAATTTGTTGACAAAGATACAGGTGTCCACTATTGGATTTATTCTCAAAGATTAACTAAGGGGGGAATGGGTGGGATAACACCGAGATTGAATTCGGACGGAACAGTAATGACAACAAAATAATCAAATTACCGGCTGACAAATAGGGTCAGTCGCTAACCAACAAAAATTATTGGCAGAGGTCTGAAAGTGCCTTTGCTTTTTTTGGAAAGTAGAGGTGCTTTTCTTTGGCAAGTTCAAGCCTTATTTCAGTAGTAAGTCAGTATGAAAAATATATTGAAAGTAATGGTATTAATGAATCGGTAGTAAACGCATACATAGAAGCCGCCCAAGTTGCACTACAAACAGAAAAAGACGTTGAATATGGATTGAAAATTTCGGCAAGAGCAAAGCAGTTAGCAGAAAAATTCATTTTTGATTCCACAGGCGGCACGGCATGGGATTTAGAAAAGTTTGCATTTAAAAATAAAGTCCAGTACGACATACTGGATAAATACTATAGCGTATTACTTGCGGAAGCACAAAACAAAATCGTTGACAGCGGCTTTATGTACCTTGAAAAGAAGCGAGAACCAAAAGAGCGGTTTTATATGCCACGGCGCAAACAATTCCTTAAAATAGGGCTTACACAGGCTTTACAAGGCATGATTGACGATAAGTACGATATTTTGTGTGTGTCGTTAATTCCCGGAGCCGGAAAAACAACAGTCGAAAAAATGTTTAACGCACTTGTGGCTGGCTGGTATCCAAAAGACTTTAGCTTGTTTTATTCGCACAGCGGCGATATAACGCGAATGTATTTTGACGGTGTGTATGATATTGTTACAAATTCAGACGAATATACGTGGAGTGAAATATTTCCGAATTTACACGTAACAAGCACAAATGCAAAACTTGAACAATTCAATATAGGCAAATACAAACCGTTTCCGTCCGTGCAGTGTACGTCGGTAGGTAGCAAGAATAGCGGAAAGGTTAGAAGTTCAAAATATTTGTTGGTCGACGACTTGATTGGGGGGGTCGAGGAAGCCTTAAATCCAACGATTCTTGATAAGTTGTGGAACAAATACGCAGTAGACGCAAGGCAACGTAAAATACAGGATACGGACGGTCATAACTGCAAAGAAATTCACATTGCCACGCGTTGGAGTGTTAGAGATGTGATAGGACGTATTCAAAATATGTATGCAGGAAATCCACGGGTAAAAGTTATTGCAGTCCCGGACATTGACCCGGAAACTGGAGAAAGTAACTTTGACTATGAGTTTAGCGGATTTACTAAAGAATTTTTTGAAGACCAGCAGTTATTAATGGACGATATATCATATCGCTGTCTGTACAAGCAAGAGCCGATTGAACGTGAGGGCTTGCTGTTCCCGGACGACAAAATAAGAAGATACCTTAATCTTCCGCATGGAGAACCGGAAATAATTACGGCACAATGCGATACAAAAGGAAAAGGAACAGACTACTTTGTTATGCCAATACTTCAAAAGTACGGTGAGGATTATTACTGTGTTGATTGTGTGTGCGATAACACAGCGGATTATGAAATGCAATATGAAAATGCGGCAAATGTAATTGTCAATAACAAAGTTCAAGAATGCGAATTTGAGCGAAACGCGGGCGGTGATAGAGTAGCAATGGAAGTCAATAAGCGCACACTTAGCAAAGGCTGGGTTTGCAATATTACCGATATGCCGACAGAAACGAATAAAGAAGCACGAATTTTCCAGTGCTCAAACTGGATATTACAGCACGTTATTTTTAAAGACTCGCAGTTGTACAGCCCAAAAGAACCATACGGTGTCATGGTTGGACTTTTAAAGCAGTATTCAGTTTCGGGCAAAAAGCAGTTAGATGATGTACCCGATGTTTTTTCAAATTTTGCATTAAGAATCACGCAATCAAATAAGACGGCGAAAATTGAAGCCGCTATTAATCCATTCCGCAGGAGGTATTGATTTATGACGACAAAGGAATATTTACAGCAAATTGGAAAATTAAATAAAATGATTAACAATAAAATGATTGAACTGGCACAGATGAAAGAAATGGCATACAGTATTAAAGCCGTGGGAACAGATGAGCGCGTTATGTCTTCTAGCGACCCGGACAAAACAGGCTGCGCATATGCTAAGATTGAAGAAATGGAAGAAAAAATTAACGGCATGATTGACAACTACGTAGATACTAAAGAAAAAATTATTAATCAAATTGAAAGTATAGAAGACGAAAACCTATATAATATTTTATTTTTAAAATACATAGCAAAAAAACGGTTTGAAGATATTGCGGTGGAGATTGACAAATCATGGCGACAGACAATCCGATTGCACGGAACGGCGCTCAAAAAATTTGAAGAAAAATACGGAAAAGAATACTTGTCATGTCATTGAATGTCATATTAATACTGTGTTATTATTATAATGTCAAATAAAAGTAAAAGTTCCGAGGAAAGCACTGCTACAGAAATGTGGTGGTGCTTTTTTCATGCCAAAAGAGGTTGAATATGAGGTTTTACACTAAAAAAAATAAGGCTGTAATGTGTCCGAATTGTGGCAAATTATTGACGTATGCCGATAAAGATGACCCCAATTTACATAAATTGGCTTGCAAGCATTGCCGTAAGTGGATTTGGTATTATCCGAATGATGATGATAAAAATGAAGCCAAAGAAATCCCGGATACACGCTCGTCAAGCGGAGTTAGACTTTACTAGGAGTATTAAATATGTTAAATGATGTATATTTCCACGAACTCGTAAGAGGTTGTTATGGACGCAAAATTGCATATACCAATGTTGAAAAAATAACAGCAGATAACATTGTTAAAGTCGTTGGAGATTGCATTGGTGTGTTTAACTATAACAAGCCTATTATCCGGTATTTGTGGCACTATTATAAAGGCGACCAGCCGGTATTATACAGAATAAAAATGCAAAATGAAGACGTAAACAATAAAGTTTGCGAAAATCACGCATATGAACTGGTCCAATTTAAGGTTGGACAAACATATGGTGAACCGATACAGTACGTTAGCCGAAAAGACGATGAAAAAGTCAATAAAGCGGTTGATACGCTGAACGATTATATGTCTGACGCTAACAAGCAGGAAAAAGATATTAAGGCAGGAGAGTGGCAGTCAGCGACCGGAACATCTTTTAAGGCAATACAGATTGTTGACGGCGACATACCGTTTCGGATAATAGCACCAAGCCCAATGAACACCTTTGTTATTTACAATAAAGCTACAGAAGAACCGGTGCTTGCTGTACAGGAGTTAAAAGATGAAAATAACAACTTCTATAAGCTGTGTTATACAGATTCAATGACATTTAAAATTCAAGACAGCAAAGTTATTGAAAGCAGATTGCACGCGTTTGGCAGTATCCCGATTGTGGAATATCCGAATAATCACGAAAGGATTTCAGATATTGAATTGGTTATCAACCTGTTAGATTCAATAAATACCATGCAGTCAAATCGAATGGATTCGGTGCAGCAGTTCGTTGAATACTGGGTAAAATTTATCAACTGTGAAATTGATGATGAAACTTTCCAAAAGATGAAAATGAACCATGCACTCGTTGTTAAGTCTATTAATAAAGATAACAAGTCAGACGTGGAAATTATGACGCAGGAATTAAACCAAACGCAGTGTCAAGTTGCCAAAGACGACTTGTGGGACAATACATTGTCAATTCTTGCGATTCCAAACAAACAGGGAAACACAGGCGGAGATACGCAAGGCGCGGTGGAATTAAGAAATGGTTGGGATTTCTCGAAAACAAGGGCAAAGCTTAAAGACCCGATTGTAAAAGCGGCGGAAAAGCGGCTTGCAAAGGTTGTGCTAAATATTATACGGATTAAGGACCGTGATTTAGGCATAAAAATGCGGGATTTTGAAGTGCAAATTAATCATAGCCCACAGGATAATATGTACACTAAAGCACAAACACTTACAGTATTGCTTCAATCTGGCATACATCCACTTGTGGCAATTAAAACGGTGGGGCTTTGGGGAGATTCAGAAAAAACATTTGTTCTTTCAAAGCCATACCTTGATGTCTTATATAAGACTGTTAAAAATGCGAAAGAACAGGAAAACAAAGCACAGGAAATAGTTAATCAACTTAATAATCAGCAAAATAAAGCAGTTATCGAGCAATAATCGGTAACTGCTTTTATTTTATAAATTTGCAGTCATGCGACAAATGGCAGAAACAATCGAGCGGAGAGAACCGTGTAAAAAAACGTGATTTTAGGAGGAATAAACGATGACAAGAGAACAGGCAAAACAGAATCTTATTTCAATCGGAATTTCAGAACCGACCGATGAGCAGGTGAGTAATTATCTGAATCAGTTAAACGGTGAAACAAAGAAAGAAAAAGATAAAGCGGCAGAGTATAAAGCGAAAGCTGACAAGGCAGACGAACTTCAATCAAAAATTGATGAAATAGAAGCCGGAAACCTTACAGAGCTTGAAAAAGCCAACAAAGCACTGGAAACGGCAAACAATCAGATTGCGGAGTTACAAAAAAACAATGCAATTAGAGATTTGCGTGAAAAAGCCATGACGGATTTTAAAATCACGGCAGAACAGGCAAAGACGGTTGTAAAAGAGGACGGAAGCTTTGACACAACTGTTCTCGGACAGATTATTTCAGAGAAAGAAACCGCTTCCGCACAGGCAAAGGAACAGGAAATTGCCAAAGGTACACCGAATCCGGGCGGCGGCGGTAGTAACCAAGATTTAGAGAAGACAGAAGCAGAAAAAATAGCCGCAAGTCTTATCTCAAGCAATCCAAAAAGTCAAAGCAACAATGATGTTTTGTCACATTATTTAGGAGGTAATTAAATGTCAAATATGCAGTATGAACAGATTTCATATGCTGGAAACGTTCAGATTTTAAAAAGACTGCCTAACGAAGCAATTCCAATGACACTTGATTTTACAGATGTTATTGAAAAGACGGCTGACGGCAGAAAGATTGTAAAAGCCGGTACACCAATTGGAAAAAACGGAAAGGCAGACAACACGGCAACGGTCGTAGGTATTCTGAGATATGACGTCACAGAAGACAGGCCACAGGGTGTGCTTTTGAAGAAAGCATATATCAATAAAAGCGTGGCTGAAAAGCATTCCGGCACTACATATGACGCGGGCGTTTCCACAGCGCTTCCAATGATTGTATTTGAATAATTTGGGAGGTATATAGATGTTAATTAATGAAGTGTTAAACAGTAAGTCTATTGCACTTACAACAACAGAAGAAGCAAGTAATCAAATCCCATATCTCGGATTAAATTGGTTTCCGGAAAGAAAGAAACAGGGGCTTGATTTAAGCTGGATTAAGACACATAAGGGACTTCCGGTATCGCTTGCACCGTCAAATTTCGACACAATTCCGACACTTAGAGCAAGAGAGGGATTAAGCAAGGAAAAAACACAAATGGCATTTTTCCGTGAAGGTATGGAAGTCGGCGAAGAAGAAATGCTTGAAATTGAACGTATTAGTTCTACAGATGACCCGTACCTCGCAAGTGCCTTATCAAGCGTATATGACGATACTAACAACCTTGTGAGCGGCGCAGAAGTCGTGCCGGAACGCATGAGAATGTCGCTTCTTGCTACAGAAGCAGGACACCCGGTTATTGCTATTGAAAGTGACGGTGTACAGTACGCATATGATTACGACAAGGACGGTTCATATGCAAAAGACCATTATGCAAAGCTTGAGGACACGAGCATGTGGAGTGATACAGTGAACTCCAAACCACTTACAGACCTTAATAATGCTCGGAAAAAATTACAGAAGAAAGGCAAGATTGCTAAATACGTTCTTATGAACACCAATACGTTTCAGTATTTACTTGAAAATGCACAGATTAGAAATTCAATCCTTGCACAGAATCTCACGGCAACGATTGAGGTTGATGACGACACGGTAATTTCAGTTGTTCAGAAGCGTACAAAGCTTACAATCGTCCTGTACGACAAAATGTATATGGACGAAGCTGGGAAAGAACACTATTTTTACCCGGACAACAAAGTAACACTGTTGCCAGACGGAAAACTGGGTAGTACGTGGTTCGGAACGACACCGGAAGAAAGAACTGCAAGACAGGTTGCTGACGTTGATGTAACGACATATGGAACAGGAATCACAGTCGCTACAAAGGTTGAGTATGGCCCGCCAATGAAGATGTCAGTATTCGCTTCTGAAGTAGTATTGCCGTCTTACGAAAATATGGATAGCACATTCGTACTTGAGGTTCATCATGATTAATCGGAGGTAGCATATGAAATATCCATATATCGTTATTAAAAACGGGAAATGGTATACGGCAGGCGAAGAAGTCCCGGACACCGTGCCGGGAAACAAGCCCACCGGATATACCAAGACTGAAATCAACCGTATGCCGACAGCAGAATTGCAGAGTTTAGCGGCACAGAACGGCATTGAAAATGCGGCGGAAATGAGCGGAGTTGACCTTAAAGCAATCTTGATTGAGAAGTTAGGATTATAAGCAGGAGAACAGCATGGAAGAATACACAACATTAGAGCAGGTAAAAATCCGGCTCAAACAATTTCATATTGAAACGGTTGAAAATGAGGATAACACTGAATCTGATGTTGTTGTGTTTGACAGCAAAGAAGACAACTTGCTTCTTGAACAGCTCATAAAACAGGCAACGAAAGATATAATTGCAAAACGGTGTTATCCGCAAAGTTATACGCAGGAACAGATTGACAATGACTTGAAATGCTATGAAAGTGTAATTGTCAATCTTGTGGTATATGACCGGTCACAGGCAGGAGAAAACTACATGGCAAGCTACAGTGAAAACGGTGTAAGCCGTAGCTGGAAAGACCGTGATAGCCTGTTTGTAGGGGTATATCCGTTTGTAAAAGCATTATAGAAGATTGTGCGTTACGTTTTATCAGCACCGGGGAAACGTAGCAGGCGGCACACAGTAAGGGTGGTGGGAGGTGTGCCACAAAAAAATGAAAGGCGGTATATTATGCCAGTTGCAATAATTATAAGTATCATATCGGTTGCTTTTTCCGTCTTTTTTGGATTTTTTAGTCTTTGGTTTGGTTTGAAAAACAACAAACACACAGACACAAAAGACATTGAAGAACGCGTAAAAGAGAATACACGTATCAATATGAAACTTGACGCCATTTCAAGCAATACAACTGAAATAAAAAATGAAGTGTCAGAAATGAGAAAAGAGATTAATTCTCACGATACACGAATTATCAAAGTTGAAGAAAGCGTGAAATCGGCACATTACAGACTAAACACTATTGAAGAACGTCTGAATGGCGAAAAGGAGATGTAATATGAATATTTTAGAAACATTGACGTCAAACATCATGATTATTTTAGCGGTAATCGGCGCAATCGCGTTTATTGTGTCGGTGATTACACAGGTTATCAAAGGAGTAGGTGTTTTTGCGAAGATTCCAACTGACGGATTGGTACTTGTGTTATCAATCGGCATTACAGTAGCGGCATTTGTAGCATATATGCAGTATTTACACATGACTATCCTGTGGTACATGGTTTTAGCCGCAATTATGGCAGGCTTTGTTGTTGCTTTTGTTGCTATGTATGGCTGGGAGAAGCTTTCCGAACTGTGGAAACGGTTCGGAAAGAACGTAGATTGATATGTTGGATATCAATAAACAAAAGATGATTTACGCACTTAAAGACGGCAGAACACCGGTATACCAACTGAATAAAGACGGTTCAATAAAATACATCATTGTTGACGGCGAAGAAGTCCCTGTCGAAACAGGAGAGTATACCACAGGTTTTAAAACGCCTGTGGTATTTTTTTCCTCTATAAGCAATAAGTTAAGCGAAGCTTTAATAAAGGAATTTGGTGTAGATAATTCTACGAATTTTGTTCAAATTGTGGAAGACAAAGGCAAATTGCCGTTAGATGTTGGCTCGCTTGTTTGGAAAAAGTCAGAAGTGAGGTACAAAGATAAGGATAAAACAATCATTGATGAAACCAGTTGCGATTATATCGTTAAGGGTGTCGCTGATGAGGGATTAACGGCAGATTTATTTCTTTTACAGAAAAACGTGAGGTAAGCACATGGCTACAAGACCAATAGTTATAACATTGTCCCAAAAATCCGTAGAAAACGCAATAAAACGAGTACAGCAGTATCAATTAAGATTTCAACGCAAACTTAGAAAATTCGTGAAAGAACTTGCTAATGTAGGCATTGCCGTGGTTGATACCAATATGACAGAAGCGCAGTATACGTTTGACGGCAAAATAAGAAGCGGTTCTGACACGTCACACAATGCTTACGTAGAACTTAATTCCAATGGTAGTACGGCAGAAGCAAAACTGATTGTACAGGGGAAAGAACTGTTATTTATCGAGTTTGGCGCAGGCGTATATTATAACGGCGCCGCCGGTGCAAGTCCGCACCCCAAAGGAGAAGAATTTGGATTTTTAATCGGTTCGTATGGCAAAGGCAACGGACAAAAAAAGGTTTGGGGCTATTACGATGAAAATAACCAACTTGTGCTTACAAGAGGTGTAAAAGCTACCATGCCGGTATTGAAAGCAGAACAAAAGATAATTGAGGACTACAAAAATGTTGTAAAGAGGGTGTTTGAATAGTGATTGATAATCAGTGGGCTTTTGATTTAGAAATGAATGTGTTTTCGACAATCAAGAAAAAGGCATTGTCAATTCTTGAAGACAATTACCCTGATATTAGCATTACAGCAGATGAAGAATCGAACGATACACCGGTGTTTCCGACGGTATTAATACAGTCTGTTGAACCGACTGAAACAAACAGCGATTTAGAAGCTGACAGAATTAATACTGTAGACTTTACAGCACAGGTAACAGTAACAACAAACCGAAGCAGAAGCGAAGCATTGCAAGTATCCAATGTTATAGCAGATTTGTACAAGAAACGATTGTTTAAGATAAAGCCCATGCCGTTTGTACGAAAAGAGGGAAATCTGTGGACAGCAACTTTTCGCGCAAAGCGCAAATTTGGGTGGAATGACATTTTATAGCAATTTACAAAGAGCCGAAAGGCTCTTATTTTTATGCAATTTTTTAGGAGGTAAACATGGCTACAGGTTTAAAAAGTAGAATTATTTACAGGAAAAAGACCAAAGAAAGCAACGAAAGCGATTACTGGGCTGGTACATACAACCTGTTGATTAGAGCAAAAAGTATTCCGTCACCGGTAGGTGAGCGTAACATGGTTGATACGTCTACGCTTGAAGATTTAGTCGAAACGCAAGAACCCGGAAGACGCGCGGCGGGTTCAATGGCTGTAAGCGGTGCATTTGAACGCGAATATCTTGACAATTTAGTTGAGATTGAAGACGAAAAGTTAGACATTGTTGTTCTTTATGGCACAGACGGCAAAGGTAAAGAGGGCATTTGTGGTTTTATCGGCTCTGAATCATTCGCGCCGGACGAAGCTACAGACGACCATTTAACAGGTACTTGCAACATTGCTATTTCAACAGTGCCGCGTTGGATTCATAAAGACTATGACGTTGCGGTAACAGAAGATGAAAACGGTTACCCGACATCAATTACATTAACAAAAAAATCGTAAGTCAGTCCGAAAAAACAAATAAGGCTGTTGCGACTGACGAGGATACAGAAACAGCCGTAGTAATCTGATAGTTGGTAAATAATATGGCAGGGCGGCAGAAATGCCGTCCCTGTCCTATATAAAGCGAAAAGGACAGGTAATGAATATGAAAACAATTACAGTAAACAGTAACGAATATAAATTAGAGTTCTCTTTTGAAGCGGCAGAGTATAAAGACATCGTGCAGAAAATGTTTAAGGTCCTCAGCGGTGCTTACGTTGTCGAAGAATCAAAGGATATGCAGAATCCTACTACTAAGGATATTATCAACGGCACAGCAAATATGATTGGCGATACAGCAGATATTTGCGTTACTGCTTTTTATGCCGGCTTATTAGAAAATAATCCACTTTCACATGAAGAAGCAAAAACAGTCATGAGGGATTATATGAAAGAAAATAAGCTTTCGTACAAAAAACTGTATGACGAATTGAGAAATTGCATGGAAACAGATGGTTTTTTCGACCTGTCGGGGCTGAACGACATGATTCAGCAGATGTACGGGACAGCACCGGAAGCGACAGCACAGACAGCATAAAAAAATCTGAAATTAACTGGCATAAAATAATTTGGGAAGACTATTTTCCGACAGCCTTTTCAATCGGGATACACATAGATGAGTTTAAGCATATGACACCGGCACAGTTAGGATACTGCATAAAAGGACATGAGTTGAAAAGAAAAGAACAGGATAGCGATATGTGGCACTTTGCCGGTACATATGGAATATCTGCCCTTATTTATGCGATAGACCGTTGCTTAAACGGTAAAAAGGCAAGGTCGGAGTACATCAAAAAACCAGTTTCAATTTTACTTAAAGAAGAAAGTAAGCCAAAATCAAAAGAAAGTAATGAAGATGTTGCAATGTTTGAAATGCAACAAAGAATCAAAATACTGGAAAAAGAGGGCGGCATATTAAGTCCGTCATAGGTGGTAGCACGCGAATTGCTACCACCTTTATTTTTGCGCTAAAGGTGGTGAGGACGTGGCAGATAATGAACTGGACAGCTTAGAGCTTAAAATACAAGCAAATGCAACACAGGCAAACAATGCGCTTGATAAACTTGTTAAAAATTTAGAGAATTTATCAAGTTCGTTAGGAGTTATCAACAATGCCAATCTTGCGGGGTTTGCAAGTGGTGTAAAAAATATTACAAATGCAATGCAGGGAATGAAAAGCGTAAGCACGGCAGATTTTACGCGTTTGTCAAAAGGTATTCAGAAGATTTCAACCATTGACACTGCCGCAATAAACAAGGCTTCTACAGCAATGGCTTACTTAAGTAAGTCCTTTAATTCCATGCAGGCAACCAATGAAGCAACAAAGCAGATTACGGAACTTGTGACAGGAATCAAGCAATTAGGATATGCCAGTGCCGCAAAAGCTATTGACAATATACCGAAGCTTTCAAGCGCGATGAAACAGCTTATGCAAGAACTGTCAAAAGCACCACAGGTAAGTCAAAATCTTATTGATATGACTAATGCGCTTGCGAATTTAAGCCGCACAGGGGCTTCAAGCGGCAGAGCGGCGACGTCATTAAGCAAAAACTTTTTAAACGTTTCATCTTCTGCAAATTCGGCAACCAAAAGCAGTTGGTCGTTGGCTTCTGCATTTGGTAAATTATACGCTTCATACTGGCTTGTTTTCAGGGCAATAAATAAACTGGGAGATTCGATTAATATAGCTTCATCACTCACGGAGGTTGAAAATGTTGTACGTACAACTTTCGGAAATTATGAAAACCTTGTAAACGACATGGCAAAAACATCTATACAGGATTTTGGTATGTCAGAACTGTCCGTAAAGCAGTATTCAAGCCGTTTTCAAGCTATGGGTGTCGCTATGGGCTTTTCTCAAAAGAAAATGGCTGATATGTCCATTGAACTGACAAAGCTGACGGCAGATATGGCTTCGTTTTACGATATGGAACAGTCAGACGTTGCGAGAAATCTTCAAGCAATTTTCACAGGCGAAACAGAGCCATTAAGAAAATATGGACTTGATTTGACACAAGCAACGTTAAAAGAGTGGGCTTTAAAAAACGGACTTGACGCTAATATCAGTTCCATGACGCAAGCAGAAAAAACCATGTTGCGATACAAATATGTTATGGCAAATACGGTGGCAGCGCAAGGCGACTTTGCAAAAACTGCCGATACATGGCACAATCAAACGGTCATTTTAAAGCAATCATTTCAAGAACTGGCAGGAATTATAGGTACATCGTTGATTAATGCGTTTAAGCCGTTTTTAAGCGGATTAAATTTCGCAATGACACAGGTTATTAATTTCGCTGAAACGGTAACAAATGCCTTAGGTGCAATTTTTGGTTGGAAATTTGAAGTTACAAACAAAGGTATTGCCGATGATTGGTCGGACGCCGCGGACAGCGCCGATGATATAGCAGACAGCACCGGAAACGCCGCTAAAAACGTTGAAAAGCTGAATAAGGGTGTAAGACAGTTTGATGAATTAAAACTGATTACAACACCGGATTCAAGCAGTGGAAATGGCAAAAAGGGTAGCGGTACAGGAGCGGCAAGTGCAGACGGAGCAAGCGGTGGTCTTGTGAAAGTCGATACCATTTGGAAAGACTATAAAAGTCAAATTAAAAATTTACGCGAGTTAGGCGAGTATATAGGCAATACGCTTACAGATACGCTGAATAGCATTGACTGGGACAGCGTGTATGCCGGTGCTAGAAATTTTGGTAAAGGACTTGCTGATTTCCTCAACGGGCTTATTTCACCGGAATTATTCGGTGCTGTCGGCAGAACTATTGCAGGAGCATTAAATACTGCTGTGTATACGGCTTTATCGTTTGGGGAAACGTTTGACTGGGAAAACTTAGGATTTTCTATTGCAACCGGGATAAATCAATTTTTTGAAACGTTTGATTTTGCTTCAACCGCAAAAGCTATCAATAAGTGGGTTCAAGGCATTTATGACACAATCAAAACAGCTATAAAAAATATCAAATGGTCAAAAGTGCTTGAGGGAATAGCAACATTAATTGGTGATGTTGAACTAAAAACAGTAGCAATCATAATTGGAGCAGTACTTTTAAAGAAATATTTCAAACTGGAAATTGCTAAAAATATTTTAAAGGGCATTGCAACGTCAATTTCACAGTCAATAGCAAAATCACTTGCGGCAAAAATGGGTGTTGAAATTGCACAAAACGCAGGAATTTCAAAGGCACTTACGGCTGGAATTAAAAAATCAATAGGAAATATTGATTATGGTGGACTATCAAAAACACTTTCGTCTTTAATGTCAACAAAGTTAAAAGCCACAATCGGAATTGCGGGTATTGCAACAGAGTTTTTAACGGTTGCAACTGTCTTTGAAAAAATTGGGGAAGGTGCTAATTTTACAGTCGGTATGTTGGCAAAAGTGGCGGCAGGTGCAGGAGTGGCGGCGGCAGCTTTAAAGCTAATTGGATTATCTACACCGTGGACAGCGGCTATCGTTGGTATTACAGGTGTGGTTGCGGCTATCGCAGGAATCGGCATAGGATACGCAAAAGCGCAAAGCGAAGTAGTAAGCGCCAATACTATAATCAGCGATTCTGTATTAGCAACGGCAGAGAGTTTAAATTCAACAATACAGTCATCTAAAGACCAGCTTAACAGTGTGGGTGATACTTATGCAGGCGTTAAAAGCGTTGCAGATAAATACTTTGAATTGGCAGATAATTTTGACAATTTAACAGATTCGCAAAAGGAAATGCTTATTGCATACGCAAATTACATTGTCGAACAGTGTCCGGAATTGGCAGATTCGATTGATACGGTAACTGGCGAGTTTAAAGGACAAAAAGATGAAGTTTACAATACAATTTCTGCACTTGAAGCTTATGCCAAAGCGGCGGCAATGCAAGACGTCTTAAAAGACCTGTATAAACAGGAATTTGACATCGGAAACCAGTTGAAAGAGAACAATGAGAAGTACGAAAATGCGAAAGGTGTAATCTATGAATACGTAAAAAAACTAACTGGTATGTCTGAACAGGCATTTAATTCTGCATATGAAATTAGCAGTTTGGGGGACGCATTTGATGTGCTTTCAAGCCTATTAGATGACCCAATGAGGAAAACCAGTGATTTTACAAAAACATCATACAATTTGAGAAAAGAATTAGGATTAAATTCGGAAGAAGTATGGAATTTAGCAAATGATAATAGAGAGTTAAGAGCAACTTATGAACAGTGTGAAAACGCAATATCAAACGCCGCAACCGAAGCAGCAAATTGTAAAAATGAGTACAACAGGCTTACGCAGCAACAAGACGACACTGCGGACAGTTCTGATAATTTGCGGGATACAATGCAACAAAACAATGAGCAAATAAGAGAATCCGTGCAACAGTCAATGTATGACATTGAAAAAAATGTAGCGGAAAAGTCAGGCGAATCTACAGAAGATATTTCAAATTTTTACAACAAGGCAAGTGAAACCTTTGGCAGATTGGGTGTTGTAGGAACAGACGGCGGTACAAAGCTGTATAACGGATTTACGGCCACAACAAGCGGATTGCCGGGATACAATAGCGCAATATTCGACAATATTCAACAAACGGCTATTTCAAAGGCACTTGATACCGGCTCAAAAGCGGGTGAAAACCTTGTTGATTCGTACAAGGAAAATATTGACGGTGTACCGAACACAACGGCAGTTGCTTTCCTGTCAATTATAGACGCGGTAAACGCAGGAGAAATCGGTTCAGACGTTGGTGCTGACCTCATGAATAACTTAGCAGATACGATAAGCAGTAAAGCATGGGAAGTCCATGACGCATTAACCAATGCTATTCAAAATAGTTACAAAATGGAACTGGAAAGCGATGATAATTATAGCGCAGGCGACCCATTGAAAAGTGGATTTGCTAAAATTCGTATTAAAGGGTATGCAGACGGCGGTTATCTTCCGCAAAAATATAGCATTGTCATGGCGGGTGAAAACGGAATACCGGAAATTGCCGGAACGGTCGGCGGCAAGTCGGCAGTAGCGGGCGGCGCAGAAATTACGGGTATTAAAGATTCCATTTACGATACGTCACAGCGAGAAATAGCACTGCTTAGACAGCAGAACCAGTTGTTACAAGGAATACTCAACAAGGACTTGAGTATAAGCCAAAACGACATCGGAAGCAGTGCAAGAAAATACGCAAGAGAATATTTTAAAAGAACTGGCAAACCGGCATTTGATTATTAATGCATGTACAATAGATGATAATTAATCTATTATAATACGTGACAACTTGCTTTGCGGCGGAATCTATTTTATGTAGGTTTCGCCTTTTGCCATTTCTTTAGCACATATCGAATGCCGGTATGTGCTTTTTTGTTACCAATTTTTAAAAATGTGAGGTGCAGGCATGGCGTACAACGGCTTTTTGATTAAAATTGGAGATTATACGATACCGGACGGATTAATCAAGGCAGATTCCTACAGCGCATACGCAAATATGCAGGACATTGACGATTACACGGACGCAAACGGATACGAGCATAGAAACGCTGTTGAATTAAAGGCATTAAAGGTTGAATTTGAAACCAAGGCAATGCTTACAAATGAAACATTTGAAGTGCTGATGAGCAATATTCGCAACAATTTTACAAATTCGCAGGAGCGTGGCTGTTATATTACAGCCTATATCCCAGAATATGATGATTATGTTACACAGTATGGCTATATGGCTGATTTTCAGCCAACAATTTACGGCACATACGGAAATGTAATTCGATACGATTCAATCAGATTTGCTTTTATTGGAGGTGTTTACGGTGATTAATTATCAATACGCAGAATTGTTTAAAAAAGATAGCATAGATAAGCAGTTGACGATTGAAACGGACGATAAAACGACAAAAATTACAAATGTTGAACTACATCAAGAGCAGTTTGAATTGACAGAAAGCATTTGTTCGGAATCTGAATTGACAATCGGAAGCTGTGAAGCGGCGGTGCTTAAATTTACTGTATCAAACATTTTTTTGCCGATGAAAGACAAAATGATAACGGTTAAAACGGTAATTGATAATAACACTGCAAATCCGTTTCAAATTGGCAGATATAAAGTATACTCTGACACACCAACGGCAGATAGAACAAAGCGTGATATTGTGGCTTATGACAGTCTGTATGACGTGATAAACGCAGATGTGGCGGAGTGGTACAATACTTTGCTCCCGGATAAAGACAGCGTTACAACAATGAAAGCTTTTCGGGATAGCTTTTTTGGGTATTTTGGGATTGAGCAGGCGGACGCACAGCTTGTAAATGATGATATGAAAGTCGAAAAGACGGTTGAGCCGGAAGAATTAAGCGGTGCAACTGTGCTGAATTGTATTTGTGAAATTAACGGCTGTTTCGGTCATATTGGACGTGACGGCAGATTCCATTACATCTACCTTGAGCAAGAAATACAGGGATTATATCCAAGAAACAACCTGTATCCGGCAGATGATTTGTACCCGCGTGAGCCGAAAAGCACGAGAATAAGCAAAAGTCTGTATATATCGGCGCAATACGAAGATTTCCTCGTGAAAACTATTGATAAACTGCAAATCCGAAAAGAGGAAGACGACATCGGAGTAATTGTCGGAAGCGGCACAAATGCTTATGTGATACAGGATAATTTTCTTGTTTACGGCAAAGGCAGTGAAGAACTGACAGGAATCGCAAATAACATTTACGGAAAAATCCGGGGAATTATTTACAGACCGTTTTCTGCGGACTGCAAAGGAAACCCATGTATTGAAGTAGGTGACGCGGTCCGTCTGCCGACACGATATGAGATTATCGAAAGCTACGTGTTAAAACGTACGCTAAAGGGCATACAGGCACTTAGGGACGAATATGAAGCAACGGGTGAAGAATACCGTTCTACACAGGTGAATAGCGTGCATAAAAGCATTATACAGCTTAAAGGAAAGACCAATGTACTGACACGGACAATCGAAGAAACAAACAGTAAGATTACGGACGTTGAAAACGGATTAAGTTCTGAAATTAAGCAGACAGCAACGGATATAAGAGCAGAAGTTAAAAATACAGCTGATGGTTTATCAAGCAGTATTGAGCAGACTGCTGAAAGTATTACTTCCGAAGTTAAACGAGCAAAGCAAAGTGAAGAAGAATTGTCTTCTAAAATTACACAGACGGCTGAATCAATTACATCAGAAGTTGGCAAAAAATATGAAACAAAAGAAAACGCTACAAACACAAAAACAGAGTTGGAAAGTTCTATAAAACAGACGGCAGACGGATTTACGGCAGAGTTATCAAAACAGGTAACGGAAACTAAACAATATGCTGAATCTGCCGCTGAAACGGCTGAAAGTAATGCAAAACAGGACACAGCAGATAAGTTAAAGGATTACAGCACAACAACGGAAATGAATACCCGAATTAATGCTACGGCAGAGGGGATTTCGGCAGAGGTGAGCCGAAAACTGCAAAGCTACAGCACTACAGAACAGATGAATAGTGCAATAAGGCAGACGGCGGATAGCATTAATACAGAAGTATCAAAAAAAGTAAATGGCGATGAAATTATTTCAAAAATCAACCAATCTGCCGAAAACGTTTCGATTGAAGCAAACAAAATCAATCTGAACGGCGCTGTGACGGCTAATCAGAATTTTAAAATCGGTTTGGACGGCAGTATGGAAGCGTTATCCGGACTAATCGGAGAATGGCAGATATTTGACGGATATTTGCGGTATGTTTTAGGAGAAAATGCACAGGCACTTTTAAAACCGGACGAATTGCTTATTAGTAGAAGTGCCGGGGCAAACTTTCACGCATATCCGGGATTGTTGTATATGCAATCTGATGACGGAGAACGAAGCATTTCTATTGATTGCAATGACGGAAGCATTAATTTGGGCGGAAGCTGGACAACTCCGTGGGGTGACATAGAAGGATAGAAAGGAGCAGGCATGAATAAAACGTATGGTCGTATAAATTGGGAAAATTATCCGAGTGATGAAACACCACTGAATGAAAGTAATCTGAATAAAATAGATGTGGCTACAGATGAAATTGACAATAGGGTAATTACACTGGACACTACCAAAGCGACTAAGGAAGAAGTTTCAACACTGGTGCAGGACGTTACATTTGAAGAAAAGACAGGCATTATTACTATTACTAAAAAAAATGGCTCAAAAATAACGATTGACACGCAGATGGAAAAAATCGCGGTAAATTTTTCATACAATGCCGAAACACAGCAGATTATTTTAACGCTTATTGATGGCACAAGGCAGTACATAGACCTGTCGGCACTGATTACGCAGTATGAGTTTTTAGACAGTGATACAGTGGCATTTTCGATTGACAGCACCGGTAAAGTATCTGCAATCGTAAAAGAAGCGAGCATACAGGAAAAGCATTTACAGCCGAATTATCTTGCAGATATTAAAGTTGAAGTTGCAAAAGCACAGGCAAGCCAGTCGGCGGCGGCAAAATCTGAAAGCAATGCAAAGGCAAGTGAAACAGCGGCGGCAACCAGTGAATCCAATGCGGCGGCGAGTGCTACAAAATCACAGAGTTATGCTGTAGGCGGTACAAACAGCCGCACAGGCGAAGATACGGACAATGCAAAGTATTATAGCCAACAGTCGGAACAAAGCCAATCGGCGGCGGCAACAAGTGCAGATACAGCAAGTACCAAAGCGGAAGAAGCAGCGGCAAGTTCAGAAACAGCTAAAACGAGTGCCAATAATGCCGCAGGAAGCGCAAATATAGCAAATGAAAAAGCAAATAGTGCGGCAAATAGTGCGACAATCGCAGTTTCAAATTCCAATGCGGCACAGCAGTACGCTTCCAATGCGGCGATAAGTGCGGACACAGCACAGAACTATGCCGTAGCAGATACTGACAGCGCAAAATACTATTACGAGCAGGCAAGACGGATTTCTGAATCGTTTTCGGGTGCATTAAGACCGATGGGAACGGTTGCATTTGCAAATCTTCCGGCACTATCAGAAGCTGACGGCGGAAGCATGTATAACATTTCAGACCAGTTTGTAACCACTAATGACTTTAAAGAGGGAGCGGGAAATACTATTCCGGCGGGCGCTAATGTGTATAAGACAGAAGATGGCAAGTGGGACGTTCTTGCAGGCACACCGGTTACAGGTGTAAAAGGCAGTGCAGAAAGTGCGTATAGGCGGGGCAATGTTAATATAACAGCTGAAAATGTAGGTGCGGTGCCGACAGGCGGCAATGCAGGAAGTGCGACAACAGTCCAAGATTACAACGATACATCCAAGAAAATCAAAGTCGGTTGGGTAGGGAATTCATTATCCCAAGACCAGATTCTAGGTGTGGCTTGTTACAGCAGCGGTGACGATGATACCGTAAAAGCCAAAATCAAAGATGTATCAAAAGCTACATTTGCAAACTGGCTGGGGACAATTCCAGCGGCAAACAACGCTGCACACTTAGGAAGGAATGGCAATGCTGGATACCCAATGACCTTTAACTGGGCAGGCAAAGATGGGCAACCCTCGTGGTTGTGGGGCGGTGAAAATGGAGAAGATATGTATGTTTACAATCCTAGTAATTTTAATGTAAATTATGCCGCAAGTGCAGGAAATGCCGCGAAAGTAAATGGACACAGCGTTAATGCAGACGTACCGACAGACGCAAAATTTACGGATACAAAAGGAAGATATATTGGCACTACCGTAACAAAGCCACAAGATAAAACAGAAATGTATATCACATATCTTTCAAGCGGTTATATTGTAATGGCAGGAAAAACAGTAAGTAAAAGCTATGCAATGAATACACAATATGGAAATGCGTTTTGGGCACCGTTCACAATTTATTTGCCACCTAATATTGTAAAAAATATTGACAGCGTGAATATTACTCCATTTGCGGAAACAGGGCTGATAAGTGCAAGCATAAACGGCTATACCAGCGAACAAATAACGGGATTTGTTTGGTCGCCACAAAACGAAACAAAAAGCATATCATTTCATGTTACCGTACATGGAAGGGCATAAGGTAGGTGATTGGTATATATAACGACAGCAGTTAAAGACACGAAAGTGTCTTATTTTTTTACCCTAAAACACAATAAAAATTATATTTAGCCGCAGAACAGCGGCAGAAAGAGGTTCATATGAGCAGATATTCAGTAATTGATGTAAGTAAGCATAACGGAGTTATCGACTGGGATACCACAAAGGAAAATGTTGACGGTGTAATTATTCGTGTCGGTCACGGCAATGACAGCACAAACCAGGACGACCCGCAAGCAATCCGTAACATGGAAGAATGTGAAAGACTGGGCATTCCGTATGGTGTGTATCTGTACTCTTATGCGTTAAATAATGCCGAAGCAGAAAGCGAAGCGGCACACGCACTGCGCATGGTAGAGGGCTACAATCCGGTGTTAGGTGTATGGTTCGACATGGAAGACGCGGACAGCTATAAAGAAAAGCACAACTTCAACCCATACGATAACAGACAGGAAATTACTGATTTTTGTAAGATTTTCTGCGACAGAGTATCCGAAGCAGGATACAAGACTGGTGTTTACGCAAGCAAAAATTACTGGGATTCAGTAATCTATGCAGACCAGTTATCCAATTATGAAGTATGGCTTGCACACTGGAGCATTTCAGAGCCGTCAATGGATTGCCTGTTATGGCAGTATACATCAGACGGTGAAGTTGCCGGTGTACCGTCAAGCAGAGTTGACATGAATTACTGGTACGGTGAGTTACCGGAAGTTGACGGCGGCAGTGATTCTGATAGCAATTCGGGCGACTGCGGCGGCGATGAAGAAGACACAGAGGACGGTGGATACAGCTATTCTGTAGGCGATACCGTAAACTACGATACAATCTATGTATCTTCAACGTCAGAAGAAGCGTTAAAGCCTACCTATACGACTGGCACAATTACACGAGTTGTTGACGGTGCGAGAAATCCATATCTGATTGATGATGGCACAGGTTGGATTAATGATGATTGCATTGCTGGCGGCGGCAGTGATGATTCTGACGATTCAGAAGAAAGTTCGGATTGCGGCGGCATTTCTGTGGGCGATACCGTCCGTTTCAACGGCGATACTGACTACAATGGCACGGCAATTAAGGCATGGCACAATGACAGCGGCTATGAAGTCACACAGCTTGACGGGGATAGAGCAGTCCTTAGTTTCAACGGTTCCGTATTTGCGGCAGTCAATGTCAGCGATTGCGAATTAATCTAAACATAAAAATACCGGGAGTGTAATACTCCCGGTTATATTTTAATTGTTATCGTGTAAATCAATCATAACAGCTTCAACTTGTGGAATTGTTATCGGTTTATTCAATGTAGATGTGTATGAATACTGACCGACATAACCACCATATATAGTAATTTTATCATTTTCAAGTAATTTACAATCAATAATATCATTTGCGTAAACAACAAGCAACGCGTGATTGTAGTCATCATCTACAGCCATTCTTATAGCGGTGTAATTGCTATCAACCGCACCAATCATCTGTATAACTTTTCCGTCAAATTTCACAGGTTTATCAATATTTTTGTCCGGGTATCTAGCAAGTGTTTCATAGGTAATATCTTCTGTGTATGCCATTCTGTCCCTTGATAACAGTGTTTCTTTTTCTGTAGGGGCTTCTGTTTCAGTTTGCGTTTCCGTTATTGCTTCTGTACTGTTTGCGGTGGTAGAATTATCCGCGGTTGAATTTTGGCAAGCCACAAGTCCTAAAAGGCATACAGGCATTAATAAGCATAATAATTTCTTTTTCATAAAAATTCTCCCTTGCTTTTTATTTTTTGAATAATAATAGCATATAATCTGATTTTTGTCGAATTGATAAATAGCAAATTAGTACTATACGCGCCGCAATCCGACATTATATGACAGCATATGCCATAAAATGTAGATGATTTTAGAGTAAATGTCGTTTTTTGCGGTTTAAATCGTTTGTGAAAAATTGGTAATTTTTGTAAAATTAAATTGTCCAAAAGATTGGGCAATTCAAGTTCCGGTGGGCGGTTGCGCTGTTTGGCATTGCGCCGCCGCCCCTTTACATAACCTTAATTTACATCAGTGACCTTTGTTCCAATCTTGACGGAAGCAAACATTTGTTCTATAATGCTTGTATCGCTACTTTATGTTTTGTGTCGGGGAATACGGAGGGCTCTATGAGTAAAAAAAACGAAAATGAATTTTACAGAAAAGAAATATACAATCTAATATTAAAATGTGAAAATACGCATTGGCTAAAAGTTATATATGCGTATATAAAAAGGTTGCTTAAATAAAATAGCCGGGATAGCATTTTGTGTTATCCCGGCGTATTTTTATTTGTCTTGTACCATTGAATCGACAAGCTTTTCTAAACTATCCCAGTCTTTTTCGTCAAGCTTTCTTAACGCCGCAATAAGTCTATACTTAAAGCTTTTTTCACCAGCAGCTTGAATATCAGCAAACATTTCAGCTATTTCTTCATCTTTTGTCTTTTTAACAAAAGGTTCACCGTCACCTGTACGTAGCCAATATTCATTAACAGAAAATTCCTTACAAATCAAAGCTATTGCTGAATCACTCGGAACGCTTCTTCCCATTTCATATGTTGCAACAGTATTCCTTTTTACTTTTATTTTATCGGCAAATTCCTGTTGCGTCAAATTAAAATGACTTCGGATTTCTTTAATTCTATTGTTCAATGTTTTGTCCTCCTTTCCAAAACTAATATATCACACCTTGTTGAAAAAATCAACAAAAAGTTCTTGACAAATGTTTTTTATCGACATATAATTGTTTTACAATCAACAAGCAGAAAGTGAGGTGATAACACTGAAACAATATGTACTTGGTGAGCTTGAAACTACATATGTGGGCAAGGCATATGCAGAATATCAGCGTTGCAACAGTCAGAAAGCTTCAGAATTAGAAAATGAAGTTAAAAAGCTAATATCCGAATACAATCTGACTGCTACAGTTGCTAAAGGCTTCTTGGAATACATGAGATTAGTTATTGATGGTTGCTCATGCATTCCGAAAGAGAAATAACCTCAACGGAATGTTCGTTTGAAAGACAGTTTCCGTCGGGAATTTCACTTGCGAGATTGAGCATTGCGATTAACTTACCTGAATATGGATACTCTTTTCCACAGTTAGGGCAAATAACTTTATCGGAATTAATATCTTCATTTACAGTGTATGTGCAATGGCAAGGGCAAGAAACTTTAATTTTAATGAACATTTGAACCACCTCCTTATAAAAAGATAAGGAGATTATATCACAGAAAGGAAGTGAATGAAATGAGTGAAAAAGAAAAGGCGATTGTTGAAAAATTAAAAGACACAATTCCTAAAATGTCAGAGTATCAAAAAGGGTATCTGCTTGGCATGGTTGAATCAATGGCAGATAGAGAACGGTCAGAACCCAACAAGGAAAAACAGGGAAAGGAGTAGCCGGTGGACGAGAAAAAAAGGCATATTTCAGAAATCCTCTGTCAGCAGATAGAGTTGCTGGCAGAGGAAAGCAAGAAAACAAATGATGTAGATGTCAAAATTCGCATTGCGGGCGAAATTGACAGAATGGCAGATACCATTCTTAACATTTACGACGAGTAAATGTACTGTCAATGCTTGAAATGTTGCGGCTAATATCTTTGAGTTCAACAAAATAACGACTTGATAATGCAAGCTTTTTGATTGAACAACATTTTTGATTAGATAAATACAACGCACATTCAGATTGGCAATTTTCAAAGTTGTTTAAAGGACATTTATTCAACGTGTTCACCTCTTTCCTATTAAAAGATAAGAGGATTATACCACAGAAAGGAGAAGAAATGGCAGAAACAAATTTACAAGTCTTTAATTCCGAAGAATTTGGAAACGTCAGAACGGTAATCGTAAATGACGAGCCGATGTTTTGCTTGACTGATGTGTGCCGGGCATTGGAAATATCTAACGTGGGAAATGTTAAATCTCGGTTATCTTCAAAGGGTATCCGCAACATGGATACCCTTACGGCAGGCGGAAATCAGAAGCTTATTTACGTGAATGAAGCCAACCTGTACAAAACAATATTTCAGAGCCGTAAGGCAAGTGCAGAGAGATTTACTGACTGGGTAACATCAGAGGTTCTTCCGTCAATCAGAAAGACGGGAAACTACAACATGAATATGACAGATGAGGAAAAAATTCAACTTATTGCAAAAGGCAATGTGAAGCTGAATGAAAGAATTGACAAGGTTGAAGATAAAATATCTTCCCTTGAAAATGATATGCCGCTGTACGGCTGTGAAATAGATGAAGTGCAGAAGCATATTAAAAGGAAAGTAGTTGATGTACTGGGCGGCAAGAACACCAGCGCATACAAAGACAGTAGCGTGAGGAGTTCGGTATTTGCGGACATATACCGGCAGTTGAAACGCGAATACGGGTGCGTTTCGACATACAAGAGTATAAAACGCAAATACATTGCAGATGTGCATGATTTTATTGATTGCTATTTGCCGCCGACCGTGCTTTCAGAACAGATTGAAAATTCCAATGCACAGATGTGCATGAGTTTTTAGAAAGGGGTATGAAATGTATATTAATCCATTTGCGGCAGGAGTAATTTTCACAATCCTCGTTGAAATTGGGCTTGCGTTGGTTTACTCATGGAGTAACGGAAAGGATAAAAAATGAAACAGCCAAAGAAGCTTACAAGGCAACAGAAAGAAGCGTGTTCGGCGCACCACTTAAATGCCGAACATTGGCTTTTGGTTGAAGAAACAGAGTTTTATTTAAAACTTATTAATAAGGAAACCGGAAGCCGGAAAACGATTGACAAATTTGCAAAGATTAAAAGGGAGAAAAAGAAATGAACAAAGAAAAGGTAACAGTACAGGATTGCGTAGAAATGCAGGAAATGAAAAATCAGTCAGTCATTTTGAATGACGGCAAGGTTGTAAGATTTGAAGAAAATCCGAAGCCTAAAAAGGTCCTGTGGTTTTCTCGACACAAAATGACAGAGCCGCAGTTAGCCGCATTGGGGGACGTTGAAATTGTGCAGATTGACCGGTCGATTGAATCGGCAAGCGAGTTGCAGGAAGAAATAAACGACTGCGACATTATCGCCATTGTCGCGCCTATCGGATTACAGGCACAATTTTTAAGAGTTGCAGGCGACAAGCCGGTAATTGTAGCGCTTAATAACAGAGTGCTTGTACCACAGGAAGACGGAACGGAAGCTAAGGCAGTATTTAATTTTGTCAAGTGGGAAAGACTTGTCAAGATTGATGTCGTAAAAGAAGACTTTAAAAATTAAAAGAAAAGAGGACAAAGAAATGAACAAAATCGAAATCAGCGGAAAAATCACAAAAGAACCAGTTTTATCACATGAAAATCATGGAGAAAAATTCTATTCAACACAAATTACAAGCGTGAGAACGAGCGGCGTTCCGGACACACTCAACGTTACATTTTCAGAAATTTTCCTTAAAAATATTAAGGAAGATGAACAGGTTGAAATTTTCGGAGAAATCCGAACAATGAACTATGACGGTCACTGTCACATCTTTGTTTTTGCAAAAGACGTTACAGAATATCCGGGAAAAGACGGAAATTTTGCGGAACTGGACGGATATATCTGCCGTGAACCAATTTTCCGTGAAACGCCGCTGAATAGAAAGATTACTGACTTACTGGTAGCAAGTAACCGGAAGTATGGAAAATCAGATTACATTCCTTGCGTTGCATGGGGAAGAAAAGCTGTTAAGGCAGGGCTTATGAATGTTGGTGCAAAAATCTCTTGTACCGGCAGATTACAAAGCCGTGAATATTTGAAAAGGTATGAAGACGGCACAGAAGAAATCAAGACAGCCTACGAATTGTCAATCAATAATTTACAGGAGGGGGATTCCGAAAATGGCGAAGATTAAGATTTCGAAGAAACGGTATGAAGCACTTTTGGACACAGAAACAAGAGTTCAAGTGCTTTTGAGCAAAACAAAAGCGGATAAGTACATATCACTGGTGGACATGTACAGAATTTTGGGAAATGAGTTTGAAGCCCAAAAAATTGAAAAAGAAAGGGACAAGGTGGAATGGGATGAAGATTAAGCTGTTAAAAATTATATTAGAAAATTTCATGTGTTATGCACATGAAGAATTTGATTTCTTTGATTTAACAAAAATTTTCGCAATGAACGGCAAAGGAAAATCCAGTATTGCTGCAGCATATAAGTGGTGCCTGTTTAACTGTGATTATGAATTAAAAGATAATCCGGTTGTGCGCCGGGAAGTAGGTGGAAAGTCCGTTGATGATATGGACACCAGTTCAACACTGGTGCTTGATGTTGACGGGAAAGAAGTAACTATGAAAAAAGTGCAGAAGCGTACCTACAGTAAGGATGGCAGCAGTTATAAAGACGATAACAAGTATTTCATCAATGATGTTCCTAAGACATTAAAGGATTTCAACGCGTATCTTGGTGTTGATATGAACGTGTTTAAGATGTGTAGTAATATCAATGGCTTTCTTAATCAGAAACCGGCAGACATGAGAGAATATTTATTCGATTTAGTAGAGGACGTTTCTGATATTGATGTAGCACGCCAGCAGACCGAATTAGCCGAGTTAGTTCCATTGTTAGGCAAATATGCGGCAGAGGAATTATTGGCTATGAATAAGGCTACCAAGACCAAAATTACAAAGGATTTGCCTATTCTTGACGGACAGATTAAGGAAAAGGAAAGAGATATTCAGCTCAAACAGGCTATTGATACATCTGACCTTGAATTACAGAAGAACAGCCTTAAAGAGCAGATTGCCGATTGCGTTGCAAAGCAGACTGATAATGACAAGCTGATGGCTGAATATGACAGGGCAAGCGCCGACATTATCAATCTTAAATTTGAATTGAATGACATGAGCCGCAAGGCAAATGAAGAAAACTTCAAACAGAGAAGACGGATTGATGATGAAATCGTTGATGTCAAGCGCAAGATTGATGAAATTTCAAGAGGTATTGAAACAGCTAATGATGAAATTGAAAAAGCCAATGCAGTTATTGGCAGATACACGCTTGAATTGCAGGAAGCTAGGGGAACGTGGACAAAATTACATGAAATGCAGTTTGACGAAAATGAAAAAATTTGTCAGATGTGCGGACAGGAGTTACCGGCAGACAAAGTTGAATTACTTATTAAAAACTTTGAATCTAAAAAGGCTTCGGCACTTGAAAGCGAAGCTGAAAGAGGTAATAAGATTAAACTTCTTGTGGATTCAGAAAAAGAATCCGTTGCTAAATTGAATGAAGAAATTGCCACACACAAGTCTGAAAAAGAAGAACAGGAAGCGAAGTTAAAAGGCCTTGAAAGCCAATTAGCGGCACTTCCAGTTGAAATTGATGTAACAGGTTCAGAGGAATACAAGTCACTTGAAAAGCAGATTGCTGAAAAAGAACAGGCTATGCACAAGGCCAATGACATTTCGGCAATTAAGGCAGAATTAAAGGCACAGGAAACGGATTTAAGACAGCAGTTGTCTGACTGCGAGAATCAGATTGCTAAATCCGATACTTCCGCAGATGAACAGCGGCTTGAAGAATTGAAGAAAACAAGGCTTGATTCTGAACAGAACAAGGCGAACGCAGAAAAGATACTTGCCTTGCTTGAAGAATTGGACAAAGCAAAGAATGAAATGCTGTCAGAAGCTATTAACAGCCATTTTGAATTAGTTGAATGGCAGTTGTTTGAACTGGCTAAGAATGGAAATTACAAGTCCGTTTGCATTCCAAAAGTTGACGGCAAGTCGATTCTTACGACCATGTCAAACAAGGGAAATCGAATCTTAGGCAGAGTTGACATTTGTAAGTCTATTCAGAGGATTAGCGGTATTAGCTGTCCGATTTTCTTGGACGACAGTGAAAGCCTGTCAACCGACAATCAGAAGCGGGTAGCAGGCATGGTTGATAGTCAGTTGATTATGCTGATTGTTAATAATAGTGAGAAATTAGAGATTGTGGAGGGATAATATGAAACTTTATTTTTACGAATTGAATACAGCTGGAAAATACGAAAAAACAGGAATTACAGTACAGGTTTGTGAAGCAGAAGAGAAGCCTAAGACATACAAGTCTGTTGATAGAGTTTTTCCAAACTACTGTAGTACAGCAAGGAAAGATGATGTTGGGCGAATAACTGATTTTAATCAGTTGTTTCTTACAGAACCTAATTTTGAGTATGCCAAGGAGAAATTTAAGAACCGAGCAGAATCAAGGATTGCGCAGGCAAAAGAAAGACTTGAAAGAGAAGAAATGGAATTAAAGATAATCGAAGAAAGTGAGGAAAATTAAATGAGTAGAGAATTGGAACTTGCAAGAGAACTTGTGAGAAAGTTAGAAGAAGCAGAAAAGACTAATAAGGTACAGTTATCAGAATTACAGCCTGGAGAAACGTTTAAAATCGGAGAACATGATTTTATCGTTCTTGAGCAGAACGTTTGCAATGGCACAACAAATGTAATATCTAAAGGCTTTATGGCAAAGGGTATTGTTTTTGACAGCAATACAAGAGATTACAACAAATCTAATCTTAAAAGAGCTATTGAAGAAAACATCCAACCGGTCATTGAATCAGAGATTGGAGCAGGCAACATTATTAAACAGGCGGTTAGCTTAACATCTGTTGATATGCAAGATGAGTTTAAGCCTTGTTATTGCAAGGTAAGACCGATAACGTTTAACGAAGCAAGAAAGTATAACAACTTGCTTGTTAATAAAGATTTAGACGATTGGTGGTGGACTTGTACGCCTTGGTCTACGGCTGACAGGGGTTGGAAGCGTACAATTGCCGTTGTTTCGCCGTCCGGCGGTATCTACCGCAGCTTCTGTGACTACCTCAACGGTGTTCGCCCTTTTTGTATCTTAAAATCTAATATCTTTGTATCGAAAGGAGAATGATTGATTATGACATTGACAATGAAAAGTTTACAAGAGCAGATTAATGAATTAAGAAATGAAGTTGCTGTTTTAAAAGCAGTTGAAAAAACAAGAAAGATTCCAGCCGGATTAAGCGCAGGAGATACATTTAAACTTGCTGGGCTTACATGGACAATCCTTGATATTACAGATAAAGGATATATGTGCCTTGCTGACAGATTAGAGGATTCAATGAAATTTGATAGTGAATCAAATAATTGGGTTGGAAGTCAGTTGAGAGAATATCTCAACACAGAATTTATCGAAAAGATTACTAATGAAATAGGAGAAGAAAATATTATTGCATTTAACCGCAATCTTCTTTCACTTGACGGTCAAGATGAATATGGAAACTGCGAAGACACAGTATCTTTATTGACCGTAGATAACTACCGCAAGTACAGAAGCTTTATCCCGAATACTGACGATTGGTGGTGGCTTGCAACACCATGGAGCACAAAGCGTAATGACTGTGAATATTCCGTTACCGTCGTTTCGCCGTCCGGCGTTATCGACCGCAACTGCTGTTACAACTACTGCTACGGTGTTCGCCCGGCTTGTATCTTTTCATCTGAACTCTTTGAATCAGAGGATTGGTAAATGGCAGAAACAGATTTAAAAGTTATTTTAAAAGCAAAAGAACTGGCAGAACATACTTTGAGGATAACTTCAAATTGTAACCGATACCCGAAAAAATACAGATTTTCATTGGTAGATAAAATACAGAATAAATCACTTGAAATCTATGAATATTTGTATGAAGCCAATCGGACAGACTTGAAATTATATCGCAGAGAACGGTCAGAGCTGCAGACCAAAGCAATAACACATTGCGATGAATTGCTATTTTATATTGAATTATCAATGAAACTGAACATTGTTAATGTAAAAAGCATGGAATACTGGTCGAAAATGGTTTCTGACATTAAGCATATGGCGATTGCTTGGAGAACCAAAGACAGAGGAAGATAAAATATTATAGGTTACGCACTGTATAAACCGTTGTTTCGCCGTCCGGCAATATCAACAACAACAACTGTAACAACAACAACGGTGTTCGCCCATTCTGTATCAAACAGGCAGTAAGAGTAGGCAATAAGCCGAAATCAGTAAAAGATACAAAAAAGTGCGCAACCTTTCCTAAAAGGATAAAAACAAAGGAATTATTACTATGGATAAAGATATTATTTGTGATTATGAAAATTTGTACAAGGCTTATAAAAAAGCTAAAGCAGGCAAAGGCTTCAATGGAAGCAGTGCTAGGTTTCAGATGATGAATCTTGAGGGACTACATATGTTAAAAGAACAACTTGAAAATCAGACATACAAGATGAGTTCTTACAATGAGTTTAAAGTATATGAGCCAAAAGAGAGAGTGATTAAATCGTGTTCTTTTAAAGATAAAGTAGTACAGCATTGCTTATGTGACAACGTGTTACACCCACAGTTATCTGATGAATTTATCAGAACGAATTATGCGGGACAGGCAGGAAAAGGTACACATTTTGGAATGGATTGCTTGAAAGAACAAATGCTTAGATTTTATAACCAAAATGGGATAGATGGCTGGATTTTAAAATGCGATATAAAGAAATTTTTCTATCAAATAGACCATGAAATTCTAAAAGATATAGTTGATTACTATTTTTGTGATGAATATACAATGTGGCTAAATCATCTGTATATTGACAGTACAGATGGATTAGGATTGCCATTAGGAAATCAAGTGGCACAGGTATATGCATTACTGATGTTAAATGGGTTAGACCATTTTGTGACAGGTGAATTAGGAGTACAGCTATATGGCAGATATATGGACGATTTTTATTTGATAGCACAGAGCAAAGACTATCTTAACTGGTGTCTTGAGTGTATCCAGCGATTTGTTACAAGCCTTGGATTATCGCTGAATGGTAAAACACAAATTATGCCATTTAAAAACGGAGTTTTATTTACAGGATTTCATCATTATGTCACAAAAAATGGGAAATACATAAGAAAATTAACCAGTACAAATAAGCGTAGGATTCGTAAAAATTTGCTTAAATGGTACAAGCTTGTAAAAGCAGGAAGAATGACGGAACAAAAATTTTATGAAAAATACAATGCATGGAAAAACCACGCAATGCATGGGAATTGCATAAAATTGTGTCATTCAATGGATTTATATGTAAAACAGTTATTTGAAAGAGAGGTTTTATAATATGGCAGAAACAATAAGTGCAAAGAAAATAGAAGAAACAGGAGTAGTACATACCAATAGGGTTACGGATTTTAGCCTTGGAATTTTCGGAACATCAGATAACTTTATGATGGCTACTCAGATGGCTAAGGCATTGGCTAATAGCACAGTAGTTCCGAGGGAATATCAGAATAACTTTGCAAATGGGCTTGTGGCTATTGAAATAGCACAAAGACTTAGGACAAGCCCTTTGATGGTAATGCAGAATCTTAATGTTATTCAGGGCAGACCGAGCTGGTCAGCACAGTTCCTGATTGCGATGGTAAATGGCAGTGGTAAATACGATATGGAATTACAGTTTGATGAAAAAGCCGACGAGAACGGCAAGCCATTTTCGTGCCAGTGCTGGACTGAACGAAAAGGCAGAAAAGTAACAGGAATCATTGTTGATATGGATATGGCGAATGCCGAGGGCTGGGTTCAGAAAAATGGTAGCAAGTGGAAGACAATGCCGCAAGTTATGCTTAGGTACAGAGCGGCTTCATTTTTTGCAAGAATGAATTGCCCAGAACTTACACTTGGATATTACTCTCAAGACGAAGTAATTGACGGAGATTTTAAAGAGTATCCCGTACCAACAATAGAAGATATGAAAGCACAGGTAAATGAAGAAATTACTAAAAATGCTAATTCACAAATGTTTGAAGATGTTGCAGAGCAGGCAGAAGATAAAAATGATTTACCGCCGTTTATGCAGGAATAGGAGTAACCGAAAAATGGAAGATAGACATTTATTTAAAGCAAAGAGGAAAGATAATCAAGAGTGGGCCCGTGGAAGCTTGGTTTATACTTTTACTGGCATACCTTGTATCGTTACAGAATACGACCACATAATGAACTTTATCAGTATGCACGAGGTAGACCAATCCACCATCTGCCAATGCACAGGCTTAAAGGATAAGAATGGCAAGCTGATTTGGGAAAATGATATTGTAAAAGTTTGTTGGCAAGACAATGAGGCACAATGTGAAGATATTGTACAAGTTGCGTGGGACAAATTTGGTTATTACCCTTGGCTTGATGAATACCATTGCGATGGGTGTGATTTATTCAATGAGGTGCTTGACATTGAAGTTATCGGCAACATATTTGGCAATAAAGATTTATTAGAAAAGGAGTTTTTTTGAATGAGAGTAATTTCACAGGACGGAACAATAGATGTTTCTTATGAAATGGCAGTTGTTTATGTTGAATGCGAAAGTGTTATTGCCAAAGTTGGTGATAAAAGATATGTAATGGGTAGTTATTCAACAGAAAAAAAGGCAATTAAGGCTATGGAAATGCTAAGGGATCATCACGAGAAAGTTGCTTTTCTTAAAACAGTAATAAATACCGAAAAAGGCACTCAATTCGTAAGAAGTTTATCAGAAACTAATTTTGACAAGATGACACAGAACTATTTTCAGTTTCCGAAAGATGACGAGGTGCAAGTATGAAACTAACTTGTCTAGCCACAGGAAGTAGCGGCAACTGCTATCTGTTGCAGGCAGATAATGGAGAAACACTTATCCTTGACTGCGGAATTAGCATTAAGGAAATTAAGAAAGGCTTGAACTGGAACATTAAAAATGTTGTGGGTGTGTTATGCACCCACCGACACCTTGACCATAGCAAGTCATTAAAAGATTTTGAAACTATGGGCATTCCTATATGTAAGCCATACAAAGCCTTGCTTATGAATCAGTTTCTAGCAAATTCTTATTTTACTGTAAGAACATTTGACCTAACAACGATAGACAAAAAATGGACGCACACAAATGCAGATGGCTCGCCTTGCCCAATATATGGTTTTTTGATTACTCATAAGGAAATGGGAAGAATGCTTTATATAACCGATTGTGAATTAATCAAATGGAGATATAGAGACATAAATCACATTCTCTTAGGTGTGAATTATGACAAGGATTTAATCGACAGGGATAACACAGGCAAAGCTAATCACGTTTTCAGAGGTCACTTATCCATTGACACAGCTTGCGATTTTGTTAAGGCAAATTATTCAGACAGCTTGCAGAACGTCATAATGTGCCATCTATCAAGTGAAAATTCTGATAGATATAGTTTTATCGAGAAGATGAAAAAAGTTGCTTGCGGGGCAAATGTGAGTGTTGCAGAAGCCAATAAAGAATGGATTCTAAAAAATCCGAATGAATGTCCGTTTTAGAAAGGAGTAAACAAGCATGAAAGTCAAAGAATTAATCGAAGAATTAAGCAGATACAATCCTAATGACATTGGAAAAATGTTATGAAAGAGATAATAGGCTCTACAAGAAATCAAAAGAATTAAGGGAATATGAGGTCGCACGAAAACCTCAAAGAGACGATTTTGGATTATATGAATATGTAGACCAACATTGCGGATATTGTGAAGATGATTTTTACGGAACAATATACACAAAAACACCACTTAAAAACAGATGGTTGGAAAGAGGTTATCACTGTTGATAGGAGAAAATATGGAAGATAGATATTTATTCAAGGCTAAGAGAGTTGACGATGGAGAATGGGTTACAGGCTCTTTAATTACTTGTGAAGATGGAACATGCAAGATTGCGACAAGTTGTTTAGAGGGTAAAGCTGATGAACCAATACTTGTGTGTGCTTATGATGTGGACAGAGACACCATCTGCCAATGTACAGGCTTAAAGGATAAGAACGGCAAGCTGATTTGGGAAAATGATATCATGGTTGCACATTTAGATGATGAATATCCAGAAGATGAGACTTATATAAGAATTTTGTGGCGCGGAAGTGGATTTTGCTCAAAAGAAAATGGAAGCGAAGATATAGCACCAATTGACAAATTTGACAGAGAGCATTTTGAAGTTATCGGCAACATTTTTGACAATAAAGATTCGTTAGAAAGTGAGAAATAATATGGCAAGAATATTTAGATTTAGCGGCTATTTAGTTTCCAATCGTGAGAATATCTCACTAGAAGATATATATGATGACATAAGTAATGTGGGATATGCTGAAAACTGGCAACAGTTACATATCGAAGAGTCGGAAGAATTTAATCTTGATGGCGAAGATAAGTCAAACTGTGACCTTGCGTTACTCACAAGGCATTTTAAGGCAGATAACATCAGTACAGAATTTGACAGACCTTTACCACAGAAAGGCGAGAAATATAAGCATTTCAAGATTGGCAAGATTGTTACTATTATCGGTATTTCAAGGCACACAGAAACAGAGGAAATATCAGTTGTATATGAACATGAGGGACATATCTGGAATAGACCTCTTGAAATGTTTATGAGTGAAGTTGATAAGGAAAAATATCCTAATGCAGAACAGAAATACAGATTTGAATTAGCAGAAAGTGAGGAAAATTAGATGAATCGTGTAATTTTATGCGGGAGACTGACTAGAGAACCAGAGGTCAGATATTCGCAGACAGCAAACGGAAGTATGGCAGTAGCACGGTACACATTAGCTGTTGACCGTAAATTCAAAAAAGAGGGCGAGCAGAATGCAGATTTTATTAATTGCATTGCGTTTGGAAAATCGGGAGAATTTGCCGAAAAATATTTCTTTAAGGGAATAAAAATTGCAATCAGCGGAAGGATTCAGACTGGAAGCTATACGAACAAAGACGGTCAGAGAGTTTACACGACTGATGTAGTTGTTGAAGAACAGGAGTTCTGCGAAAGCAAGCAGAATCAGCAGAGTAGCGGCATAATTCAGCCGAACAGTAATGTTGACAGCAATGGATTTATGAGTATCCCGGACGGAGTGGAAGATGAGGGATTACCATTTAATTAAGGAGCGTGATGAAATTTGAATTATCAAAGCATTAGGCAGGCAAAAGCGATTGAACAGAACAATAAAAAACGTTTATTAGAAGTCAATCCAAAGCTTGACGAGGAGAGCGGCATATACTTTTTGACACGAATTGATGAAAACGGATTCAAATATGCCTATATCGGGCAGGCTGTACATATTCTGACAAGGCTTGCACAGCACCTTGTCGGATACCAACATATTGACCTTTCACTCAAAAAGCACAAATTGTACTCAAAAAGCAATCCTTGTGGCTGGAAGATAGGATTTCTGCATTTTCCTAAGTCGGAACTGGATAAACAGGAACAGCATTATATCAAAGCATATGCCGATTATGGTTATCAGTTGCGAAATAAAACAAGCGGTTCGCAGGGCGAGGGCAAGGCACAGATTGATGATTACAAGCCGTCTAAAGGCTACCGTGACGGCATACAGCAGGGCAGAAAGAATCTTGCAAAGGAACTGTCGCACATTGCAGAAAAACACCTTAAAATCGAAATTAGAGCGGATAAAGCTAATAATAAGGTTTCACAGAAACAGTATGAGAAATTTATGGATTTGCTGAAAGCGGGTGAAAACAATGCTAATTCCGAAAGTTAAAGCCAAAGAATTTGAAAAATTCGGATTTAAGAAATGTAAGGGCGAATATGGAAAGAATGGTTGTTATTATCTTTGCGTTTCAAGGGGGTGCAAAATGCTTTTTGTGAGCAGTGCGATTTTCGATGTTAATGATTGGAAAGATAATGACACAAGAATACACAAAGACGCAAATTGCCGATACAGAGACCACAGGACATATCTTGATATTATTTATGAGCTAATCAAGGCAGATATGCTTGAAAGCAGGTGATTCAGAATGAATGATTGTAAAGGCTGTAGATACGAAAACAGCACAGATATAGAGGTACATTTAGAATTTTGTACAAATTGTAAAAGAGCCTATTCCAATGAAGAAGATAGAGAATTTCACGAAGATAGGTATGAAACTGTAGATTAAAAATCAAAGAAAGTAGGTGATTCAGTTGAAAGATAACCAGTGCAGAGCCTACAAGCAGACCTACAAATGCCCAAAAGACAAGTGTAATGGCTGTCATCGGCGCATGAGCAGATTCTATCTGCTTGAGGAAATTGTTGAAATGCTTATGAAATCAGATATTCCAATTGAAAAGGGCAATTAAAATGAAAATTAAAGATTTAATAAAGTTAATCATACGAATTGCGGTTGTTTTGACATTTGCCGTAGCAATAATTGCGATTGCAAGGTTGGTGATTGTGACATTTTGGCAACAAATTGTCAAAACTGTAATTGTAATTGCGATTATATCGTTGATTTGCTGGGCATTTGAGTAATTATGGGAGTATATATGCAAGGACAATTAGATATATTTGACTACATAAGAGAGCCTATCAGCATTACAAATCCTATCCGATTGATAGAGTTGTTTGCAGGCTACGGTTCACAAGCTATGGCACTTGAAAGGATAGGCGCGGAATTTGAACATTACAGAATTGTTGAGTTTGATAAGTATGCTGTAGCAAGTTATAACGCAATTCATGGGACAAACTTCTCAACTATGGATATAACAAAAGTACACGCACTTGACTTAGCCATAGAAGATACGGTTCACTTCACTTACTTACTTACTTACTTACTCATTTCCTTGCACTGATTTATCAGTTGCTGGAAAACAAATGGGAATGAGCAAGGGTAGTGGTACAAGAAGTGGTTTGCTGTGGGAAGTTGAAAGAATTTTAACTGAAATCAGAGATAGCAACGGAGAATTACCACAGATTTTATTTATGGAGAACGTGCCACAGGTCCACGACAAAAAGAATATTGAAGATTTTAAGAAATGGATAGATTTTCTTGAAGGCCTTGGCTATACGAATTATTGGCAGGATTTGAATGCCAAGAATTACGGAGTTGCACAAAATAGGAACCGTTGCTTTATGTTTTCGTTTCTCGGAAATTACACCTACAAATTTCCGCAGCCTATACCACTTCAAAAGAAGTTGAAAGACTATCTTGAGGATAATGTAGATGAAAAGTATTACATCAACAATGAAAAAACTGACAAGATGATAAAACAGCTTATTGACAATGGCACATTACCACAACATAATCTTGACAGACAGACAGACAGACAGACAGACAGACAGACAGACAGACAGACAGACAGAC